AACCCGCTTGAGGCGGGTTTTTTATTGGAATCGATATGACACTGACAGAAGCACAGACATGGCTTTCAGCCGTTTCAACGGCCTATTTTGCCGCGCTCGGTGGGCGAACGGTGTCATACCAGCAGAGAAGTGTTGGCTATCAGGACATTGAGAAGCTGTCGGCAGAGAGGGACAAAGCTCAAGACGCAGTGAATAAGCTGACGGCAGCAGCCGCCGGGGCCACTAACCCAGGAGTGAGAATCGCAACATGGTCATGAAAATAGATGGAATCATTAATGCACTGAACAACCTCGAAATGAAGGGTGGAATGAACCTTATTTCCGAGGAATTTCGTGCTGAGCTTATCGCTGTTCTGCAGCCTAAAAAGACTGTCAAACGTTCACCCAAGCCGTCAACAGATGCAGAAGTGCCGACGGTGAAAGGCAAAGCGCCTGAATGAATAAGAAGCAGAAGAGAATCAAGCGGAAGATAGCAAAGTCTAAAAAGATCCTGCGCTATTATGACGCTGCTCAGTCGAGTAACTACCACAAGGTTATCCGTGGTGGGGGTAATAGCGGTGACAGCGTTACTCATGGCGCCGTTAAAAACCTGCGTAGTTGGTCCCGTTATCTCGATGAGAATCACGACCTGACTATCGGCATCCATGACAACCTGGTTAACAGGATTGTAGGCGCAGGTCTGACAGTGGAGCCAATCGTTAAGCGGAAGAATGGCAATCTATGGGCACAGATAAACGACCAACTACGCGATCTGTGGCTTGAGTTCTGGCGACGTCCTGAAGTGACCGGAGAAGTCCCGGGCAATGAAGTCGAGCGTCTGCTGGTCAGGTCATGGCTGCGCGATGGCGAGGTTTTGACTAATCACGTTATGGGGACTGGGCCTGCCATTCAACACAATTCGCGTGTGCCTTATTCACTCGAATTACTCGAAGCTGACTATCTGCCGATGGACTTCAACGGTGATAGGATTGTCCACGGTGTTGAAAAGAATACTTGGGGCCGTCCTCTAGCATACCACCTCTATAAAGAACATCCCGGTAATACCATCGTCCCATTTAATACGACAACGTTTGATACGAAGCGTGTGTCCGCTGATTTCATTACCCATCTGAAGTTTGTACGTCGGCTGCGACAGACCCGTGGTGTCCCGATTATCCACGGCATCATTAATCGGATGGATGACATTAAGGATTATTCCGAAAGCGAAAGAATCAAAGCCAGAGTTAACGCAGCGTTCACTTCATTCATCAAGCGCACGGCCGACTATCAAGGCGACGGTGATGAGAATGGAAATATCCCGTTTGAAATGCAGAGTGGAATGATTTTCGACGGTCTCAAGGTTGGTGAGGAACTTGGAAGCGTTGGCACGGACACCCCGAATCCTAACCTTGGGCCATTTATTTCCGAAATGATGCGGGCGGCAGCTAGTGGTACCGGGACTAGTTATTCATCGATCAGCAAACACTATGACGGGAACTATTCTAGTCAACGGCAAGAACTGGTCGAGGCTCGGGAAGGCTATAAGAAACTTTTGAATTTCTTTATTGGTGTCCAGATGCAACCTATATGGAAGAACTTCATTGACATGACAGTGACCGCTAACCTGTTAGTTTTGCCTGCTGGGATCACGTTGCCACAGTTACACGCAGCCGTTGATATGCGCGGTCCTAGTGTTGACTGGATCGATCCGAAGAAGGAAAGCGAGGCTGCGGTTATCGATGTACAAAATGGCTTTAAATCTCGGCCACAGGTTATTCGTGAACGCAACGGTAATCCTCGGCTGGTTGATACTGAGATAGCTGCGGACACGTTTGAACCATCAACACAGCAACCCGAACCGGAAGAGATAGAACCGGAAGAAACCGAAACAGAGGCAGCATAATGGAAATCATGAAAGGCAAGAGCTTTCAGCTTGAAGGCAATTCAACGATTGAACGCGAGCATATAGATCAGTCCGCGAAGTCTGTCCCGATTGCTATCAGTTCGGAAAACCCAGTCCGTGATTGGTGGGGCACTAATACGCTTATTCACAGCAAAAAGGCTGTTAATCTATCACGGGGTGCTGAGAACGGTTTCCCGTTGCTGTGGCGCCATGGGGACGTAATGCTCGGACGTGTGCGTGATATCAAGATCGGCACAGACAAAGTATTACGCGGTGTGGCGTATTTCGGCAATAGCCAGATCGCACTGGAAAAGTGGCAAGACGTTGAGGACGGGATTTTAACTGATATCAGCGTCGGTGGGTCTTTTCATGAAGAACCCGAACAGCAGGAAGATGGAACATACATCACGCGGAAGTGGGGTGTAAACGAGGTGTCATTTGTACCGGTTCCCGGTGACGCGTCGGTAGGTGTACGCCGGGAACAAACCTCAAACACTACAGGAGATGGCACTATGCCTGACCAAATCGAGAATGGCGGCGGAAGTGCCGCAGACGAAAAAACTGACGACATTAACGTTGCAGACTTTACTTTAAGCCGCCGTCAAATCGAGGCCAAAGGAAAGAAGGAAGGCACCAAAATTGAACGCACACGGATCAGTGGTATCCGGGGCGTGTTTGCACTGCACATCGAAAGGGGTGCGGAATACAGTGACTTGATGAATGAGTGCATCGACAAGGGGATATCTATCGACCGTGCCAAAGATGTTCTGCTTGACATGATCGGTGGCGAGAATCCCGAGTCTATCGCTACTGACTACGTACAGCGTGAGGACACCGGTTCTCTGGATGCTGTCAGTCTGAAGCATGTCACCCGTAAGAGTGGTGTGCAGAATTCAGCCGGTCAGGATGCCATGGATAAGTTCTCTGAAGGCGCCTGTAATGCACTGCTGGCAAAAGGCGGTATCGAACGCGACCAGACTAAGCTCCAGAAAATGCGCAGGAATGAGTACTTTGCTATGGGCCTGCCTGAACTAGCGCGTGAGTATCTGCGTATTCGTGGCGTTAATGTTTCCGGTATCCATGACAAGCGTAACCTTATTGGTGAAGCTATCACCCGTGCAGGCACTATTAGTCACAGCACTAGTGATTTTGCTAACCTCCTGGAAAATGTGGCAAGTAAATCATTACTCCAGGGTTTCACAGAAGCTCCCGAAACATGGTCTGCATGGTGCCGCGTGGGTAATTTGCCTGACTTCCGTACATCCAGCCGTCCGAATATGAGTACTTTCGGTGATCTGGAAGTCGTTTATGAAAACGGTGAATACAAGTATGGAAGCTTCAGTGACCTGAAAGAAACGTTGACTCTGGTCACTTACGGCAAACTGTTTAATATCTCCCGTCAAGCCTTGATTAATGATGACCTGAACGCATTCACCAGGATTCCGTCCTCGATGGGGCGTGCTGCTAACCGTGTTATCGGTGATCTGGCTTATGGTGTTCTCACCACTAACGCAGCATTGAATCAGGATGCTACCGCACTGTTCCACGCTGACCACAGCAACCTGGTTGCGCCGGGTTCCGGTGCTGCACCTTCTGTCACTACGGTGGACGCAGGTCAGACAGCAATGGCCTTGCAAACTGACCCGACGGGTAATGTGCTAAACATTCAGCCCGCGCATTTGATTGTGCCGGTTGCAATCAAAGCAACGGCCATGACATTGATGGCCGCGCAGTATGACCCAGCGGGAACAGCCGGTACGCTGACTCCTAATGTTGTACAGGGTGCCATGGATGTCATTGCTGATGCCCGCCTCGACGCTAACGATCCTCTGCAGTGGTATCTGGCAGCAGATCAGAATATGCATGACACTGTTGAAGTCGCATTCCTTGATGGCAACCAGACTCCTTTCCTGGAATCACAGGATGGCTGGAAGCAGGACGGTGTGGAATATAAGGTCCGCATTGATGCTGTGGCTGGCGCTATGGATTTCCGTGGCCTGTATGAGAACGACGGTAACTAAACCCTGACTTGATTCAAGTCAAAACACAGACCCGCTGAAAGGCGGGTTTTTTAATTTAAGAGGAAAAGATTATGGCTACAAATCAAGCTCAGGGCACTGATGTCGTGGACTATACGGCCGGTGCGACTATTTCAAGCGGCGATCCGATTGTACTCGGTACCACAGCAGGTGGGCCGGTAAGTGTGGGCATTGCAATGGGCGACATGGTGAGCGGGGACGTAGGTGCTGTGGCAATTCGCGGTACGTTCAATTTTACCAAAGCAACTGGTGCGGTCATTGTACAGGGTGAATCAGTGAACTGGGACGCTTCCAATTCAGACATCGATGATAATGCGGCGACTGCCGCGACAGGTGATGTTGAGGATTTCGGTATTGCTATGGAGTCTGCCGGAAGTGGTGTTCTTGTCTGCGCAGTACAGTTGCTCCCTGGTAATGGGCTGCTGAAAGCCTAACCCATCAATAAGAGGATAACGGCGGCCTGTAACAGGGCCGCCTATTTGTTATGGTTAGAACTGTTGACCCGATTACAGAATGCCAATATACGGATGGTGCACAGCATGTTTTCGGTGCGCCGGAATCAACTCCGGCGTTATCAGTTCCTGCAGATTTAGTTACTAACTATCGGGGACTCAATAAATTCGGTCGGACAACCGATGCAGACTCCGGCACGTTAACGGATGTATGGGATGGCGCCAACTCGACGACATCTCAGCCGATATGGTTAGCACCAACAGCGGC